GATAATGCACCTTTAGAAATAACCGCCCCATCAATACGCTGAAAAGGGAAAAAATCACCGCCTACGTTATCAAAAACCTCAATTGTGTATCGGTTGATTGCATAGACTTCATTTTTGATTTTAATCAGGCTAGTGATGGGGTCTGGGTCAACTTCGCTACTGCCGTATTTTAACGGATTGACGCTGAATGGGTTGTTTAACTCAGTGACAACTAACGATGTCCCGTCCGTTGTCATAAAATAACCATCAACAAAAACAACGTCTAACGCATTGCCCAAGTCCGTATCTGTAACTTGTGTAACTGTTGAGCCATCAAATAACCATAGTTTTGAATCGGCACAAATAGCCAAATAGTCAAAAGAATAATCAAAAATAACAGTATCACTGCCCAAGATACCGCCATAAAATTTAGTAATTGCGCCGTTTTCAGTGACAGATACAAGGTCATGGCCAACAACACGATAGCACACACCATTCCAATTGATGCCGCCTCTATCAATGCCACTGACAGCGCATAACTCGCTTACACCATCACACGGCCTTAAATACCCATCCGAAATGGTTGTACTAAAAACAATAGGCGATAAATTCACAGGATAATCTATGCGAATATCATTGTTTTCGTTGGTGTACATTCCATTTAGAATAGGTATTTGCATACATTATAAGCCCTTAAACCGTTTCGCCTGATAAGATACGTCTAGTCTGTCCTTAGCAACCACCGCGCCTACATCATATACTCTAAATGACCAACCCGCACCTAACCATAATTCTTGTGGAATTGGAACAACCACCTGATTGTCTACAGCCGTTGAGTCACGCACACTGCCAGCTATAAAGGCCGTTCTGCGTGTTGAACTAGCTGTTGTGTTCGCGCCAGTTGACATATAAAACATGATATTGCCGTCAGCATCTTTGACTTCTAAACGATAATTTCTATTTCCTACAGTTGCATCGGTTACCAACCAAGTGAAAATAAAATTGAGACACCATAACTCACCGTTTGGCACTGTTACAATTTTTTCGCCCGATGCTGCTGTAAATGTTGTGCTTGAAAAATCACTTATTAACGGACTAACAACTGATACGCCTTTTGTGAATGATTGCGCTGAATTATCAGCACCATGTGCAAATTGTACTGACATCTTAGGCCACCTTGTACCAAGTTTTTAGGGTTGAGTTATAGCGCAATGTAAAAAAGCCATTGGCTGCGATGGTTGTTGGCATACCTGTACCGCTTGAGCCGTTTAAATCAATAGTAAGGGTTGTTACTTCATTTGTTGAAAAGATTGTCACGGTTTGATTGTCGATAACTTGAGACGATGATGGGAGCTTGATAGTCCCTGCCGCCAGCGTGCCTGTAGGCTGTAAAATCAACCATACATCTTGATATGAATCATTGATTAAAACAGTAAACGCTGTACTTGATGGACTCGCGTATTGTGTCAAACCTTTGCTAGATGTTGATGTAAGGCTTGCTGTAATAACGCTTTTTGGAATCAATCGCGCATCGTTTAAAGAGTTGCTGTAAACAAGTACGTTGTCAGAATCTTCAAACGTATCTTTACGCGCTATTTTGGATAAATCAGTCATAAGTCTATGCCTGTGTTGAGCGTTTCATTTACTGTTATTGAATTAGCAGGTGATTCGCGGAAAGGTCTATCAATTGAATAAGGAATGTTACCAGCTCCCATTGGCATTGATGGTAACTGCATTTCATTAGGCATGGCCGCCCGTGATAATAAAGTTTTATAACCTTGATTAGCTGAATTCTTTGTTTCTAGGTTTGGCGTTTTGCCAAATAGCGGGGAAATAATTAAGGCAAGATTGCAAATAATAGCTTGAGTTGCACTATCAGGAACATCGGTAGGCGTGTCTAGTGTTGAAGATGTCGGATTAGACAAAGGATAACCTAACATTATCCCTTGCCCGTTCCATCGTGCTATCATTGCGTCTAATCGCACCAAAGCAACATTAAGCTGCTCAGGTGCTAAGTCGTAAAAGTAGGGGGCTAAACCGATTTCGACAAAGGCTTGCTCAACAAATTGCCCTTTAGTCCACCCCATACCCACCTCACGATTAAGACAAACGATAAGTCACAAAAGTATCTGCGGCTGTTTTGCGTGCGGGTACTGATACCGTGATAGATGCGTTGGGTAAAATGTAATTCATGGTTGTCCCCTAATTACGATTGACTAAATAACATGATACCCGACATTTCAGGCTGTTTATTCACAACACCAAACAATGTATCGACACGGTATTTGGTAATCATGGTATTGATGTCGTAAAACTTCTGCATCACGATTTCAAAGCCGTTGTCAGTTGTACCACGCATCACATTAGCCCCCGCATCAGTTGGCACAGCGTAACGAGATGGTAAAATCTCTAATGCGTCTTTTTGCCAGAATGGATTGATGCTTGCCGCTACAGTGTTAAGCCAAACCAACGCGGCACTAGATGCAGTGCTAGTGAATACACAGTTTTGATACTGTAATTCGGCTGTGCTACCACCTTGTGCGCTGATAATCGGAGGACTGATAACAGCACTTGCACCACTAATCGACATAATACGGAAAGTCTTTAATTGGCCTGTATTTTGTTTAGTGATTTGATGCACAGCGTAACAGTTAGCAACCGTGAAGCAATCACCCACAGCAATCGAAGTTCCTGCGCTTAAAGTCACGGTTTGATAACGGTTGTCTACGTTACCTTGTTCGCCAGTTGGCGCAATGCTAGTGGCTTTAGGAACGTAGTAATTACCTGCTGGTGTGCGTGTATCAATGGTAATCCCTGTAGCGGCGGCGGCGGTAATACGGTTTGCGTAATCTAATTTAAACGCATCAAAGCTACACACCTCGCCAATATATGCGCGGTCATAAGCGGTTAATGGCTTACCTTGTAAAGTTTGACGGCCTGCTAAATTGCTTGCCATGCCGTTATAATCGCGGGTGCTTAACGCAATGCAACGGTCATTCATTGGAATGCCTTGCTCGTTAAAGATAGCTTCACATTGAGCAACATCATCAAAACCAGTGGCGGCAGTAGTGCGCTTAACGACCAATGTGCCTTGCCCCGATGCAACATCCATAATAGCGCGGTTAATGTCGGAGGCTAAACGTAACTTGGCAGAATCACCCAAACGCTTCTCTTGTAAAGCATCGCGTAATTCTTTCGCGTCCATTGTCCACGGCACAGACTTGGAATGACCGATGGTAGCAGGTACGCTTAATTGAGTTTGTGTTTTAAAGTTTGTGGTTTGGTCTTGGCCATCGAAACTGTTTAAAATGTAAGGACGTGGCCGCCAAATAACATCACCTGTACGCGCCATCATAGTGCCGTCAGTGTTATAAGTGGATACGTTTTTGGATAAAACTAATTGGTCTTGAAAGCCTTCAAGAATATCTTCAAACGCTACGCGTTCTTCTTTGGAAAATGAATTGGACATGAGTATGCACCTTGAATAATAAATAAAACAGGCTAATGCCATCTATTACTCATTGCTCAAAGTGCAACGGGGACTTATACAGTTATTTACAGGCTAACGACACCTGTTCTTATCTTAAACCGTTTGCGCGTTTGTACGCAACTACTTTTGAAAAATCACCTGTTTTTGCCGCTTCTTCGCGTAATTTATCAAGCTGTTTGCTTGACGCTTGGCTATTGCCTGAGCCTGTAACTTTCTTTTCAGGTGCAACGGCTGTTTTTTTGTTCATGATGACATTACTCTCAAGTTTTGCGACTGCAAAAGCGAAGTCGATAGGGTCGGTGATTTTTGCCAATTCTTGCGCCTTGCTTGGGTTTTTACCCAATGCGTAAATTAGCTGCTCAGGATTTTTTGCGCCTTTGATAATAATGCCGCGCTGTGCAAGGTTTAGCGTGTCAATAACAACCGCTTCGGCTTCTTCAAAGTCACGCACTTTTAAAGCCTTTTTATTGGCTTCATACGTTTGAATCTTATCATCCCATTGCTTACGAATTGATTGCTCGGTTTGTTGTACCTGTTGTTGTTTAGATTCATAAACACGTTTCTTTTCGTGCCATTCAACAACACGTTGAGCAAACAATTTAGGGTCGTAATCAATATCATCATCATCAATCTGCGGTTCGGGCGGTAACTCATCACTGATAGGCTCGGCAACTTGCCTGCTTTGTAATTGCTGCTCTAACTCTTTAATTTTGCGCCTTTGCTCTTTGGTCTGCTTGCGTAGCTCCTTAACCCATTCGGGGGCTTTTTCAACGACTTCATGCTCTTCTTTGTCATCCTCGTTTTGCTCATCGCCTAACGTGATAACAAACTCATCGTTATCGCTATCGCCGCCACCATCATCATTATCTTGGCTTTCGTCCGTGACCTGTTCACCGTCTAATAACTCGTTATTTTCAATAACTTCGTTATTAACATCATCATTGTTTTGTTCTAAATCGCTCATAGTTTTATCACTCGCTCACAGTTTGGACAGTCTGTGGTAACTGCTGTTGGTTATCAACAATAAATCTAATACCAACAATGTTTGTTTCGTCTGCAATTTTCGGGTAAATGTACTCATGCTGGTCTAATTCGATTTCTTGTTTTCTAGCACGAATAACAGTACCTTTAAACCACTCATCACACCCGCCTAGCTTTACCTCAACCCTGTCGCCGTCAACAATTGGTTGTTTTTGCTTCCATTGCTCAAACTCTTCTATTGTCATTTCATCAATAATTTTAGGCTTTGTGTCAATTGCAGGACGAATGCAATCACTAGAATCGGTTTTTGTTATTTTGTATTTTGATAAATCCATAATTGTATCCATCACATCACCTCGTTATTTTGTTGGTTATCAACAATTGACAATAATCTTAACAAACTATCCAACTTAGTTTGGTCAATATCTTGCAAGGTTTTGAGTGTATCAGCTTTTGATTTCTCAGAATCAGCCTGTACCTTTTCAACCTGTGCAATTTTGTAAACAGTATCAGCATTGGCGCGTTTGGCCTCTGCCTCTGCTTGTTCTGCTGCTTTTTGCAAGTATAGCGTATTTGCATCGGGCGGCATATTCGCGGCTTCTTGCTCTAATTGCGCGGCTTCTTCTTTGGTCGGTTTAACCACGCCCATCTTGATTAGTTTGATTCTAAAATAATCGCGTAATGAGCCAATGCCCTCCCCCTCCATATTCAAGACGGCCATTGCGCCCAATACGTTTTTGGTTTCAGGGTCACTCGTTACCGCCTGCATCTCGTTTAATGTGCGAATGGTTGATTGGCGTTTTGAGCTACTAGACGCGCCAATGTCCACAGCAATATCCATATCTGCATCTAGTGTCAGGGTCTCATATTCGCCATCTTCGTTAATGATTTCTTTGTTTAAATCAAAGTATTCTTTATCGCCGTTTTCGTTGATGCCTTTCATCTTGCGGTCATCTTCGACATAGATGTCCTTACCCATGCTTAACCATATTTTAGCCGCGCATTTTTCGGCTTTTGCTGCATTGTTTAAATAAATAAACGTCTGCATATCAACACGGTTTTGCACCAACTCCACAGCCTTACCGCTTGTG